CAGAAAATGCTAATGCTTTATCGTGCTTTCTTTGTATTAAGAACTGTCCTGTTTTTCCTTTAACATCAGGACCTCCAAACTCTCTAACCCTTAATATTGTAGATGGTATACCATAACAGTTTATAAGACTTTGTAATGCTCTTGGTGTTCCTTTTGTTTTAAGAAAGAAAGGTAAGTTATTGACAAGTCTTTTTTGTATTTCTGCTTGTATATCTTTTTCTGGTTTAGATGAATACTGAACATAGGTTGAACCTGATAAGTACTGACCTAAATGCCATCTTTCTAATGATATTAAATCTTTATTTGATTTTACATTTAATCCTAATCCTTTTGCTACATCAAATACTAACTCATCAGCAAAACCCTGATTCCTATCTACTGTACCTTCACTACGATCGTGTATCTTATCCATATGGGAAATATATGTCCATATATTATCATAAAACTCACCAATCATTCCTGCAAACTTTATGAAATCAGTATTACCACTATCTTCCCTTACGAACTGAGGTAGTAGATTTTCAACACTATTTCTATTTTCTTTATCATATGCACTTGCACTTGCTAATTGTCCTGCATACCAAGTGGTTGCCTGTGAAGCAGAAACAGGATAATTTAGATATGGACTTGCATAAGTTCCTGAACCACCCGACTTAGGCCATGCACTATTGTATCTAACTGTATCTGCTAATACAGAGCCTGACACAAACGATGTTGAGTCTTCCCATAAATATTTTTCATAACCTGTAAATCCTTGTTTGACTTCTCTTATCCTTCTATCCCATCTTCTCACATCAGTACCAGAACCACTTGTCAATACCATAGAAGAACTCTCAGCAGTATAAGCATCTATGTTTGTAACTTTAGTTTTAAAATTTATAAGTCTTTGTTCTGCAGAACTAAAGTTTACAAAGTTAGGATATACAGAATAATCTATATTTAAATCTACACTTGACAAACTTGCAGATACAAGAGTATCTTCAAAATCTTTTTTAATTCTTGGGTTGGTTGTCTTTAATGTATCCTGAGTTACATAACTTATTTGTCTATCTCTAACAGGTGATTCTAAAGAATCTACATCAGGCGATCTAAGAACTGTATAATCTTCTTCTTCTGCAGTTGGAACTAAAATAACATCTTCTGTAACTGGTGGTATAATTTCATCAGCTACTAATAACTCATCACCCTTTACTACAGCTTGATTAAGTGGTTCATCTAATTTCATTACAAATGAATGTGGATACTCTTTAACAGTAGAATCGTCTAACTGCATATTAGTTACTAATACTTTTACATCTTCATCAAAATGAAGACTTGTTTTTAATTCATCTATCTTAAAATTTTGATATGTTACATTATAAGTTAATCTTGCTCTTGGGTCTGACCCTTGATAATCACCCTCAACTACATTATTCTCTTGTGCTTTCCGATTAAAATCTGTATCAAGTTTTACTGTGTTCTTATTTATAACCTCTACAATCTGTGCTCTAAATGAACTATAGATTGGTTTAAACGTTATAACCTTTTCTGTTAGAAACTCTGGTGATGGTTGTGGTGGATTTACAGGCGGTAATGGTGTTGCAGTTGGTCTATCTTCAGGATCTACAATCTTAATATCTTTAGGTAAAGGTTCTGGAACAACTCCAGTATCTACATATGGTGCGCCTGGTTCTGGATCTTCATCAGAGACATTTTTTACAACTTCTGCTATTGTTGTCGATTGATTACCATAAATATCCATAGCAACTTGACTATCAGAAGATTGTCCTGTCGATGGGTTAGATGCAGCATCACCTGATGAAAAGGTGTTGCCACTTTGAATTAAACCTCTTTCTTTTGCTTCTTCTCTTGATAGTGCCATTATTACAAATCCTCATCTGCTTGTTTGTTAGCAGCAGCTGCTGCACCACTATTTGGTGTTGCTTTAATTGTTGAACGACTTGCTGCCTGTTTAAGAGGGTTAGTTTCTCCTGGAGAATCAGCTGCAGGTTTTGCATTCATTCTTTTTGCTTTTTCCACATCTGCTCTTTCTCTTGCTATCTCTTTTGCTTTATTAAATTTATTTTCTGGTGTTGGTTCGCCTTGTGGTTGACTTGCTACATAATTTGGATTTGGAACTTCCTTATATGATACTGTTTCTTCATATCCTGTAATGAATGCATTTTGAATTTCTATGAAACCATCAACCATTTCTTCTTTAAATCCACCATCAGCATTTTCTAGTGTTGATGTAAACTTAAATGGGTCTGCCTTATCAATCTTACCATCACCTGCTATATCTGTTAGTAGTGGATTATATCTAAACTCTTTAAAGTTTAATGAAGCAAATCCATTATTATATTCACTAATGTCTGAAGTCTTAGGTATTATTCTAACTTCTTGTCTTGATGGTGATATCTGATGAACCATGTACGTATCATCAAAAACAAAAACTTCTTCTCTTGTATTTGGATTGGTTAAGTCTAACTCAATACCTTTGAAATACTTTTCACCCTCTTGACGAATATTACCATTCCACAATTTACCGCCTTCGTCTACGAAAAATACTCTTGGTTTACCACCTCTTTGTCTTAAAAAATTATATACTACTTTATATTTTCCTGCTATTAAACCACAATCTCTTAAATCTTTACCAGGAGTTAATTGAACTAAATCTGATTTAGCTCCTGATTTTTTTATTTTAGAAACAATAAAGTTATCATCTGAATCGTAGACGTAGTATTCTATGAAGTCGGTTGGAAATCTACCGAAGTCTGATTCTATTTGTTGGTTGCTTATACCTGAATTAGGTATTTGTTTACTTGCCACCGATTAACTCCCACCGCTAATGTGTCGTCTACTTATTTCACAATTTTGAGAAAGTATTTCACCTGATGCATCTTTTATTTTACATCTCAATACAGGACCAAAACCACTTCCATATTTACCAGCTTGCTCTACTGTTAGTATTGATGTGTCTATTCCCCTAAACCTATCGGCTTTTGAATGAAACTGAAGACTTGTTCCTGTTTCTGCATCTTGCCATTCATATGTCATTGTTGGGTCACCCAATGCTTTTACACTAAATACTACTGGTCCGTTTCCTTTACGAAGTTTTTTATCTTTTCGTTTCCAACGACCATAATATGTAACGTATACGTGTTGTTTTAATTCCGTTTTACCTTTATGGTTTCCAAGTGCGTGTTGTTCAAATCTTAATTTAGAATGACCATTTCCCACTGCTGCTACTGGTTGTCCATTATCATCCCACTCTGCTCTTGTGTAAGCTATATCTGTATTTGGATATCTTAACATCTTAGCTTGATATTCTGCAAACTTTGCATCAACAGCAGCCTCATCAGCTTGTTCTTGTAAATTTTCTTGAAGTTCTAATTGTAATGATTTTAAATTATCAATCTCTCTTTGTAATTCAGCTTTCATATCTGCAAGTTCATCTCCTGCATTAAGATATATTAAAGCCTGTTCGTAAAGATATCTGTGAGATTCTCCTACACCCTCTGCTGAAACTACATCTTTCAACTTTTCATACTCTTTAAAAAACTCACCAACAGTTAAAGTCTTAACAGGATTATTATTTAATAACTCTTTTATTTCTTTATCAATAAACTTATCAGCGTCATCGGTTACATAATAAGTTTTATTTGGTATAACAACTTTTTGTGAAGGGTCGTTTTCTATTTCTGGTATAGAAACAAACTCACCCGTTTTCATTCGTAGAGTTTTAGGTGCAGCTGCATTAGAACCTGAAGCAACAAAGTCTCTCTCTTCTTTTACAAATGTATTTATCTGTTCTCTACGAGCGGCTTCTATTGCTTTTTCGTAATGTTCATTATTTTTTAGTTGTGCTTTTGTATATGGCATTATCTCGATACTTTAAATGTGAAATCATCATCATAGTAATTTACAATCTGAGTTGCACTTGATGCTGATCCTGTTACTACTTTCAATTCAAATTTATAATATCTTTCTGTTTGAAATCCATTCATCCAAACATTAAAAAAGTTACCATCAGTATCACAACTCACAAGTGAGCCTGAACCAAATGGTATTATCACATCTTCTGTTACAGCGTCTTTAACTGAATAGTATGTTCCATGTTCTATAAACTGACTACCACTTGGTAAATATTTTACAGCTAAGTTAGCTGAAGTTGTAGAATATGTTTTAGCAGGGTATCTTTCTCTACCTACAAGTCTAAACTTAATTTTACTGTTTTGTTTATACTCAGGTCTTAAACCTTTAAAATAGATTACAGTATCTTCTAATGCTGAGCCTGTAAGTGGTGCAAGAGAACCTGTGCTCCAAGATGAATCATCCCAAACTACTTCCAACTTTGGTGGGTAGATTGTAGATGTATCTCTTGAGAAAAATTTTAATTGACCATAACGTGTGCTATCTCCCTCTTGAACTCCACTACCGCTATCAAGATTTCCTACACTACCACTTCTTTTTACCATGAAACCTTCATTCGGATACACAGAACCACTATACATCCAAGCGTGAACAATGTCACTTACATCCATACGAATGTCGGTTGTCTCATATTCTAAAGAAGAAGAACAAGTAAAGTTTCTTGTTCCAGCTGCATAACTACCACTAAACCAAGTTCCGCCTGTATTGTTACTACCACTTACCCATTGTGTTCCATCAATCTCACCATGTCTATATCTCCAACTACAACCCTCTGTTATCTGTGGATTAGAATGGTATGTTCCATCACCCATAGTCCATGATTGACTTACAGGATAAACGAAAAGTATTTGTGAGGATGGTAAATCTGCTGAACCTGCATCATATAGATTTAAATAATATTTTGCTGATTTTGGTATTAAACCATTTTGAACTGAAGCACTTAGGTAACTAAGGTTAAATTTTAATAATGCTCTTGATACATTTATTGTAGTTCCCGTATCGTTCATATCTTTACGAACTTCAAGTATAGGATCTAATCCTGTATTTACTGATTGGGTTGCTTCACCCTCATATAATGTTGCGTCTGCCGTAGCAAATTCAAAATAATGCATTAGTTGTCTCCTGCTACATGACCTTCAATATCTATACCAGGATATTTCAATTCAAAGATTGAAGGGTCTAATGATGGATAAATAATACCATTCTTTGTAGCGGTGTCTATATCATATAGATTGCCAGAATAACCATTTGCAGTTTTATATTTGTTTGTTATGATAATTGGTAGAGATTGTTTATTATCTTCTACAGGTGGAACTATTGTAGCTACACCATCAACCAAACTTAACTGATAAACTAAATCAGATAAAATGATTGGTTGATTAACTTGCCATCTATCAATATTAAAAAATGTTTTTACCGTTTCTATAGCTCTTAATAAAACTTCGTTTTTATTAAAAGTTGGTCTTGTCATAAGACTAAACTTAACACCTATGTTTATCACATAAGCGTTTTTAATATTAATCGCATCAGTAACCATTCTGTATTGACCAAGATAAGTTTGTAAGTTTTCTTTTACTGCTTGATTTACATTTACTAATTTTTTCTTTGAGTCATATCCTAACACATACATATTCAATGCTAATGGATTAGGTATTCTTGATGCTTTTTTAGCCATTAGTATCCTCCGCTTAGTGTTTCATTTGCTTTTTTAGGTGAAGCCATTCTAGCTTTTGCTATAGCTCTTCTAATATCTGCAGGACTTTGATTTTTTGTTCCAGCACTTGAAGATTGCAAATCTGCTCCTTCTTGAACCAATGGATTTATATTTTCAACTTGTTCTTCAAATGGTGGTGCTGCTGCTCCAATATTCTCTTGAACATTTTCTTCAGCTTGGTTAAGTTGTTCGTCTTGAACAATATAAACTTTTGCTATGTTTCCAAATCTTTGTGGTAATGATATTGCTCTTATCATATAATCTTCTTTTGTAACTGCTCTACTTTGTGCTTGAAAATAAGCAAGTGCATTATTTTTTACTTCTATTAATGATTCACCTGACCTACCACCACCAGCGGGATCGGGATTATTAACTGCTACAGAATCTTTTGTTTGTTGAACTGTAGCTGCAGTTAATGAAGTCTCATCGATGTCATATGTAATATCACTTATATTTTTAATATCATTCGCTGGAACATTATCTTCTATTCCACCACCAACTGTATACTTTATTGTTAGTGTTGTATTAGATGGTGCTAATCCATAAGTTCTTGTATTTAAAAAGTTTGCGGGATCGAATGCAGTATCTAACTTACTAATACCACTTGCTAATGATGAACCAACTCTATCTGGATTTGGAATAATCTCTTCATCAGGATTATCTGAAACACCTGCTCCAAATCTCATTTCAGTTCTATTATCATCTCTAATAAAAGGTGTAAATCTTCGTGGTGTCTTTCTTAACTTTAATAGGTAAGGTGTCGTATCATTGTATTGTGTTAAATCTGAATCGTTTGCTGATGTATTCTCTACTTCATCAAATATTGTATCTTGTGCTAAGAAAGGAACTTCATACCAACTATTACCATCACTATCTACACATGATAAAATCTCTATAACATTTGGATTACCTAATACTACTTTATCATATTTGACTGCGGAAGTAAAACTAATCAACTCTTCTTTTACTTCACCACTAATTGCTCTAACTCTTTTCTTTAACAAATATTTTGTAGGAACATTAGAATCTGTTTCAAAAATAGAAACTGTGGTTGGGTCAAATGAACTTGAATATTTAAAGTTTACATTATCCATAAACCTAAAAGTTTTTCCTGTAGTTGTTGATTTTACTTTTGTTGTGTCAGTAACACTTAAAGCATAATTCATATTAGGTCTTGTAGAATCTCCTGTTCCTGTAGCAGGTACAGTTTGGTAAACATCTAATACAGTTGAAGCAGGATAACTAACTTTTGGTTTGTATCCTAAAGATTGTGCTATATTATAAATTGTTCTTTTTTCTTCAGCGTATGCTAAAATAGATTCTTTAAATTGACTGTCTACATAATAAGAAAGAACATCACCAATATAGGCTGCCATTTCAATAAACATCATGCCAGGAGAAGACTCGTTAAAATCTGTATATGTATTTGGAAAATATGTTTTTGCATATTCTATTATATCATTTCTAAATCCCTCAAAATCTTTATTTAAATATTTGACTTCTTTAGATACATCTTTTATTGGACCTGTTGTATTTGTAGG